TACAGTTTCTTATGGGGATGAGGGAGCAGCAACAAGGACGGATGTCTTGACAAATGTAATTTTCAGTAAGCGTTCATTTAAGGCGGCTCAAGGGGATAAGAGCATGAAAGTGGATCTTGATGGGTTTGCCGCAGGCGGTATCCTGATTAACGGATTGGAGTCGTAAACAATACTTTTGTCAAAAATAGTAGGAGGAAAATTTTTATGGAACAGAATAAAAAGGTAGCTACAAAATTAGAAGAATTGCGTGAGGCGTATAAGTCAACAGGGAAGAAAGTGTATGAGGTGACAATCACTATAGAGGAAGATGACGAGAGCAAAAAAGAACTGGGGTTCATTTTTAGGAAGCCCAACACAGCCAGCTATGACCGATACATGAAGATGGCATCAGCGTCATCAACAAAAGCCATACGTACATTCATACAGGATAACATTGTGCCGGAGCAGGAGGAAGAATTGAGGGATGTAGTAGAGGAATACCCGGCATCTGCTATTAGTATTGGGGAGAAGCTGCTCTATATGCTGGGGCTCTCAAAGGCGACAAGCGTAAAAAAGCTCTAGATGAAGCGAAAAGCTCCATGGAAAGTGACCTGGTCATGATGGGGAAGATGCTGGTTTATAGGTATCTCCCCAAAGAACTCAGGGCTGGGAAAAGTGTGGAGGAAATGGAGATGGAGGAGTTCTTGGATTATGTGGCTATGGCGCAGTACACAAGGGACATGTGGATAAATGACATTGCGTGTGGTGTACATAAGGCAATCTGTGCGGCGTTCGGGGAAGATGAATAGGAGGGGACAGGCATGGGGATGGAATCAGTATTCAAACTTTCTGTTGTGCTGAACATGATGGATAACATGTCTGACAAGCTGGGGGGTGCACAAAAGAATGTAGGGCAGTCCCTGCAGGCTATGAATGCAGGCTTCGGCGGTTTCCAGAAAGCAGGGGCAGTCCTTACAGGGATAGGCGGCGGCATACTTGGAGCCTCTGCCAAGCTGGTGACGGCAACTTTTGATACGCAGGACGCACTCGGTGAGCTGAAATCGCTGGGGGTGGAAGACCTGAAGGCAGTGGAAGATGCTGCGCGTAGCTTTACGAATACATGGGCAGGGACATCCAAGGCTGAATTTATAACAGCGTCCTATGACATTAAGTCAGGTATTGCATCCCTTTCAGATGAGGGTGTGGCGAAGTATACGGAACTGGCGGGGCTGACGGCAAAGGCGACAAAATCCACGACAGGGGAAATGACTTCCCTGTTTGCGACAGGATATGGGATATACAAAGGGTTTTATTCGGATATGTCAGATATGGAGTTTGGTGAAATGTTTTCGGCTGGGATATCCACGGCAGTTAAGAACTATAAAACATCAGGTTCAGAAATGGCGGCATCTATCAGCACGCTGGGTGCATCAGCCACGAATGCGGGGGTAAGCATGGAGGAGCAGCTTGCCATCTTGGGGCAGCTCCAGTCCACGATGTCCGGATCGGAGGCCGGGACAAAGTATAAAGCATTCTTAAACGCAGCGGCAGGTGCTGGGAAAAAGCTGGGTCTCACCTTTACGGACAGCAATAACCAGCTGCTGTCCATGCCGGAGATTCTGACTGCCCTGAAAGGAAAATACGGGGATACTATAGATGCAGTAGAGAAACAGAAGCTGAAGGAAGCATTTGGGACAGATGAGGCAATTGCGTTGATTGATCTGCTATATGGTGATATTGATGGGCTAAGCAGTGGCATAGACGGGCTCCAGGAATCCATGCAGGGCGGCGCGGAAGCCACCCAGACCATGGCGGAGGCCATTAACAATACACCAGCCCAGAAACTGGAACTGATAAAGCAGCAGCTCCATAACAGTGCGGAGTCCCTGGCATCCGGGCTCCTGCCGGGGGTCAACAGCGCGTTGGAGGGAATCAGCAAGGTTATAAGCGCTGCTTCTGATTGGGTTGCCAACAATCAGGGGACGGTAGACAGCATTATGCAGATAGCGGTTAAAATTGGTATTGCACTTGTGGCAGCCGGGCTGTTTGCGGCAGTGTTTGGAACGATTGGAAAAGCGGCCACAGGGATGGTGGGGACAGTAGGATCTGTCATGAAAGTTTTTACAGGGCTTAACAGGGTATTCACGGCCAGCCCCATATTATTCATAGTTGTGGCAGCAGTTGCACTGATTTCCATATTTAAGAAGCTGTATGCGGGTTCAGAAACATTCAGGAACTTGTGGGACAGTATATCGTCTTTGCTTCCGCAAGTCGTACAGCTTGGAATTCAGACAGTAATGAACCTGGTGCAGTCCCTGATATCGGCGCTGCCTAATATCATAAGTACAGGGACACAGATCATCATAAGCCTGATCCAAGGGCTTGCTTCAGCCCTCCCGCTGATAATCAGCAGCGGGGCGCAGCTGATAGGGATGCTGGCGGCAGGTGTCATCACGAACCTGCCGAATATCATTATGAGTGGGATTGAAATTGTTTTTTCCCTGTTGAATGGCCTTATTTCTGCCGTCCCGTCCCTGATAGCGGCAATACCGACGCTATTCGGTCCAGTAATAGATGCCATTCTGTCAGTAGACTGGCTTCAGGTAGGGATCGATATCATAACGGCTATTGTCAAAGGGCTGCTGGGGGCGCTGGGCTCATTAGCAGGGGCAGTCATTGATGGGATTAAGAGCCTGATAGATGGTGATGATGCAGAATCTGCAGGAGCAGATACAGTAGCAAAAATGGCGGGCGGGATGGAGTCTGGGGTACAGAAAGTCAGCGATGCGGCAGGGGCTGTAGGAAATGCCGCCAAGGATGGCCTTGGAATGCTGGGGGTCATGGACGCAGGCAAGTCAGGTTTTAACTTGGCTGGTATGTTTGGCACAGGGATTTCAAAAGGGGCAGAGCCAGTAGGGAATGCAGCCGGCACGGTTGGAGGGGCAGCCCTCCAGGGGTTCAGCCTGGATGCAATACCGCAGGGAGAAAACCTGACGGGCATGTTTGGAAAAGGGGTATTGAGCGGAATGGACACCGCAGGGAATGCAGCCACCATGGTCGGGGCATCAGCCCTCCAGGGATTCAATGTGGATGCGACTCTCCAGGGATCTGCCGCTGCTGCATCTTTTGAAAATGGCATGTCAGGCTCCTCAGAGGCATCTACGGCTGCGGCATCGGTGGTATCGGATGCATGGACAGAAGCTGACTCAAAGCTGGCAGCCATATGGTCAGCCCTCCCAGATAAATTCCGAAGCGCATGGAGCCAGGTGGAAGATGGAGCCAGGCGGGGGGCATCAGCCGCAGTAAGTTCCATAACTAACGCATTCAGCAATATGGATATCCGGATACCGCGCCCAAAACTCCCAAAGATAAGCGTAGCTTATAATATGGTAGGCAGCGGGGATGCACAGGCTAAAGTACCTAATTTTTCCGTATCATATTTTGCACGCGGCGGCATCATGCGGAACCCGACGAAGTTTGGGAGGATGCCAGGGGGAAGTGATATGGTAGGCGGTGAATCAGGGGCAGAGGGGATTATCCCGCTGGCAGAATTGTGGAAGCAGATGTGGGCTATTTTTGGCGGTCTTGGTAAGGAGGACAGGTCTGAGAGACAGGGGCTTGCACAGATTGTAAGGCAGGAATATTCCCCAAGCAGGTTTAGGGAAAAAGCAGAGGAGAGACGCAGGAGTGGCAAGCAGGGCAGCAGAATCATAATCCAAAACTTGAATATCACGGTAGACATGGATGAGGTGGATGACCTGGAGAAGCTGTCCAGGCTGATTGAAGAGATAGAGCACCGGGTGAATGGTGAAGGGAATGCTGCATTTGCAGGAGGGATGTGATTCGTATGCTTTTGGTTCAGGATAAAGTTGTAAAACTGGGAGGGGTGCTCCTGTATGGGCAGGTACAGAGTATTGAGATTTCGGCAGAAGCCAGCATTGATGATATAAAACCCAAGAAAGGCAAGACTAAAAAGAACCAGCCGACCGGATATGAGGCGGCAAAGGTAAGGATAGAAGTCCTGCTGGAAGAAACGAAGAAAAAGACTACGGTAGAAATGCTTCAGGAGATGCAGCGTTTGTTTAAAAAACATGGGCAAAAGAGGGCAAAGCTGCTGAAAATAGTAAATAAGGACTGTGCCGCCCGTGGCATATCCAAAGTATATTTCCAAAGCCTGACATCCACGAAAGTAATATCAGAAAGCAGCAGGACGGTGTCCCTGGAACTGCTGGCACCAAGGATAGCTGGGCTTAAGGTAAAAAAGAGGAAGGCAGGAAAAGCAAAAAAAGGGAAAGGAAAAAAGGGCGGTAAGGTAAAGACAACCAAGGAGAGGAGCAAAAGCCCGGCGCGGGATACAAGAGAAACATCAGCCGGGAAAAAGAAAGCGAAGGGGCTGGTAAAATAGATGGATACAAAAAAACTAGTATCGCCGGAGTTCCATGTCAGCATAGGGAATTATGAGTTGGAAGAGGGCATGTCCGTAGAGTGTACTGCCAGCCAGGAACCGCAGGCAGGATGGTGCCGGATCACGCTGGACGATGAATATGAAGGGCTGCTGGATATCAAAGATGGTGATGATGCAGTGGTTGAACTTGGGTATGATGGGGATTTTGATGTTTTGCTTGAGGGCAGCATATTAAAAGCAGGGGACAGTTGGAAAGATCTATTGATAAGGGACGGCATGTTGAAGCTGGAAGCCCTGTATATAACAGCTACGTTCGTGGACTGCAGGCCGTTGGATGTAATAAAGTATATGCTGGGGCTGGCAGGGGTTACAGAATATTCCCTGGACGATTCCCGATATGGAAAAAAGGATATTTTTGTAATTAACGGGAAGAACGGGTTGGAAGTGCTGAAAGAAATCAATGTATTTTGGGCGTTGCAGCACAAGTTTTATTTCCGGGGGAAAAGATTCTATTGGGGAACAAAAGAGCCGCAAAATGAAGTATATGTATTGGAAGAAGATGAAACGCTCATCAGCCTGGAAAAGCGGGGGGAAATGTGGGAAGCGGAAACCCTTGGGATTCCATGGATCCACCCAGGGCAGGAAGTAGAGATTAAACATACGAATTATGAAGGGACAGCGGAAATACATAAGATATCGGTGAAATGTGATGAGAGAGGGTTTACCCGGATGTATATTTATTTCCAGGAGGAAGCTGGATGTTAAGGGAATTTATTGAATTGGAAGTAAGACACCTCGTCTATGAAAAATACGCCTATCTGAGAAGGCCGTCTGCAGTATATGCCCTGGTATCTTCGGTACAGAAGGGGAATGTAAATCTCAGGATACTTGACAAAAATAAAGTAGCTGATGAAAGATATCCAGAGATTCCACGGGTAAAGACTCCTTTAGATTTGAAAAAGGGGGACATTGTAGCAGTTCTGATGATGTATGGGGAATGCATCCCGTACATAGTTGGGAGGTGTGGGTGATGGAACTCACAGGTTTGGAAAGCACAGATATAAAGCTTGATGCAAATGGGCAGCCAGTGGCAGCACAGGATAGTGAATTTAAGACAGTTTCCGGGATATCCTGCTGGATGCAGGATATCAGGAATGAAACCCTGACACAAGAGGGGGAGCTGTTTTATGAGGATGATGTGGATACGGATGCTTATGGATTTTCTATGGCGGATTTTATCCAGGTGGAGTATGACGATTTCACAGAGATGGAAATCCGGCAGCGTATCAAGGAGAAACTGCAAAAGAGGGAGGATGTGGATGAGGGAACCATACGGACGGAAGTGGTTTTTGACGGAAAGAATTACCATGGGAAAGTAATGTTTAAAATCAACGATTTAAATGAGGAATATAATTTGGACATTGACACGGATAAAGCAGAGGTGGTAGCGGATGATTGATGAGACGATAATGGATAAGATAATCCCATTGCCAGACGAAGATGAGGCTATGGAAGATATCAGGGAGGAACTGGAAGGGGAAGGATTCATTATCACGAATTTCAGTAAAGGCGGGGTTTTCTATACATTAGTACGGATTATGGTGTTTGTCTACCGCCAGATATTGGTGCTTGCCAGGGATATTGTAAATAATTGCTTTATGAAGCATGCAGCCGGGGACTGGGCAGACATTAAAGCAGCTGATTATGGGAAGTACCGGAAAGAGGCGAAGAGGGCAAGGGGATACTTAACGGTATCCCGTTCAGACAGCAGGTTTTCACTGGAAATACAAAAGGGGCATATGTTCAAGACAATGCCTGATGCTGCGGGAACGGAATGGAAATTCCATGTGGTCAGGGAAACTGTTATAGATGCAGGAGAGCAGACGGGCATGGTTTTGGTAGAGGCCGAGCAGCCGGGGACAGGCTACAACCTTCCGCCAGGAAAGATAACTGTGAGCATGATCCATATGGAAAGTGTTGAGGGAGTATCAAATGAAAGAGGATGGCTGCTGGAAGAAGGGACAGATGAGGAAACGGATGAGAGCCTGCGGGAAAGATGCACCGGGAGTTTTTCGGAACTGGCATTGAGGACGACCGGGGAAAAAATAAAGAATGCCGCCGAGTCGGTGAATGGGGTTGTTGCCGCAGAGATTGATGCACAGCATCCCAGAGGGCAGGGGACAGTGGACATTTATATTACCGGGACAGCAGGGGAAGCGACGGATGAGCTGATCCAGCATGTATCAGCAGCAGTCGATAAACTAAAAGGTAATTATGAAGATTATCTTGTGAAGTCAGCGGAAATATCGCGGCAGGATTTTGTCCTGACTATATGGCTGGCAGAGAACGCGAGCAAAGACGGGGTAAAAGAAGCGGCGGAAGATATCATAAACAGCCTTCTGGGGATAAACAGAAAGGAGCTGAACCGCTTTTACAGGGACTCTTTAATACAGGCGTTTGCGGAAAGGATTATAGACTACCGGACAGCGGACATAACAATACCAGCAGGGAATATTATGCTTGATAAAGGAACAGTAGTGTTGGCGGGCGATATCAGCATAAATGTCAAAAATATCGGGGAGGCAGAAGATGTTTGAAAGGTTTGCTGACTATATGTATTATCTTTTAACAGCCCCGTTTAAGCGGGTAAGGAAGGAAATAAACCAATGGTATCTGCTGTTCAAAGTGTTGGGAAAAAGGCTTGATGAGGCAAAAGAAGCCCTGCAGCGTGCCAGGGATGAAACGATGGTGGCTACTTGCAGCCCCCTGATGCTTCAGGAGCATGGAAGGGACAGGGGGCTGAGCAGGTATGAAGGGGAGGAACTTGAAAGTTACCGGAAAAGGATAGCGATCCATAGTCAGGTGTGTAGCCTGGGGGGAACCAATGAGGGGATAATCCTTGCAGTGAAATCCCTGGGGTATGATAATGTGGCGGTCATTCCGGCAAGGGAATACTATGGGGACAGCAGCAGGTGGGCGGAATTCGTTCTTATAATCCAGATGGAAGCTGACAGTGGACTGCCGATTAAGTTTGCTATCTTGAGGGAGATAGTGAGGCAATGGAAGGAAGCAGGGGCAAAGGACAATTACTGTATGCAATATTTTATCCGTATCAGGGAGCCACACCAGTGTGGGGTAGCTATGGCGTATAAAAAGTATAGTACGTACTTTTTGTATCTTATGCTGGACGGGATGTGGGAGCTGGATGGGGAGCTTGCAATTTCAAGCAACAGGAAGCAATATGTGTCCAGTATGGGCTGCTCTTTCACGGCGCAGAATGCGCATGGATGCAGCGTGGCATGGTACAGGAAGCACAGCCCATATTTACTGGATGGCGTATGGAAAGTTGATGGTTCCAGGATATTAGATGCTTTTGGAAACAGGGAGGTATTGTAAAAATGGCAAAAAGCATGATAACTAAAATCAGAAGAAAGAAGATGGCTGAGGCCAGCCATACAACAGGCACAGTCGCACGTATAACGCATATAGCGCTGGGGAATGGCGGGGTTAATGAAAATGGGGAAGTGCTTGAACCCATTCCTGATGCCGCAGGGCTTAATAATGAAGTTATAAGGCGGCAATGTACTTCATCACGCAAGGTATCGGATACGGCATATGAGTACACTCTCCGGCTTGAGAATAATGAATTTATCGGGACATATTTTAGCGAAATAGCCTTGGTTGATGAAGATGGTGACGTAGCAGCAATCTCTAATTTCCTTGCAAAAGGGAAGGATGAAACAGAGGTTACTTTTTCTGTGGAAGACAGTTATTAAGGAGGGACAAGGATGGCTAATCTTGCAGGAATAAAGGAGTATAGGAATGAGATGGAGCGGATGGAGGTGACGACCCCGGCACATGCAGAGGAGTGGAACAGGCGCTACCAGATCCTGCTTAATAATGACCGTTACCTTAAAGAAAGGATAGCAGGCTTGACAGTTGATGGAAGCGTTGTGGGCGAAGTGGAGGCAATACACCATCATGCAGGCTGCCATACAGAGGCTGGCATTGCAGAAAAAGAGGTGTCCATACCTAATCTTGAGCTGAGGTATGGAACAAAGATAACCGTGAAATTCCCGAAGGGGAATACGGCGGAAAATCCGTCCCTGAATGTGAATGGGACAGGGGACTTTCCAATGAATTACAAAGGCTACCCCATTCCAGCAGGATATATAAAAAGAGACTCAATGGTTGAATTTATTTACGATAACAGTGAGAAATGGCATGTGGTGGGGGACTTGGTACAGAACCAGGCAGATGAGATGAAAGTCCGTATAGACATGATATTTGATGCCATGTGGAAAAAACTGGATGCATTGGATACAACAGAAGGGAAATGGTGTTTAGGGTATGGGAAAGTTTGGAAGGAGGATACTTCAGCGCATACACCAAGACTGAATGTGCTGGATAATCCAGCGCTTCCAAACAGCCAGTGTGCACTGTTTTTCATGCAGAAAGGGAAAAGGTACAGTGTTAGGACATGCGGTGGTGAGCTTCTGGAACATCTTTTATATAAAATATTTATAGATACAAGCCAGTTGTTTGGTACCTACTATATGGGAATAGATGGAAACTACGAAGGGATGCATACATACTTGATTGAGGATGTGGCAGAAGATTCGTATCTTGCTGTAAACTCGTATGATGCTGCATGGGGAAGTATAGAGGTATATGAATCAAAAATATAAGGATGTTTGATTAGTATACCGGAAAAGTGTGAAATAAATAGTTGATGTTATAAAGCAGCTCAGATGTTTATCCTCAATTATGATAATGCCCCACATTAGCAATAGAAAGAAGGAAAATAATTATGGATAGCTTTATGAGTTGGATTGGTGGAAAAAAGGCACTTAGAAAAAAGATTGTAGAACAGTTCCCTGAACAGGGAACATACAACCGCTATATTGAAGTTTTTGGAGGGGCTGGATGGGTTCTTTTTTCTTCCGATAGGCATAGCAAACTTGAGGTCTACAATGATATTAATGGAGAACTTGTAAACCTGTTTCGATGTATTAAATATCACCAAGATGCTGTTCAGGAAGAGCTGCAGTACATTCTTATGTCACGGGAGCAGTTCCTTAATGCGAGGGAACAGATTAAAATTAGGGGGATGACAGACATACAGAGAGCAGCGAGGTTTTTTATACTTATCAAAGAGAGTTTTGGCGCAGATCTCCGTTCTTTTGGACTCCGTTCACGGGATATGGAGAAGGCAAAAGGGTATCTGAATGAAGTATCAAAAAGACTAAGCCAGGTAGTGATTGAAAATCTTGACTTCCAAAGAATACTCAAAAATTACGACAAAAATGATGCACTTTTTTACCTTGATCCTCCATATTATGAAACGGAAAAGTATTACCCAGACAGATTTATGCCAGAAGACCATATCCGGCTGAAAGAAGCGTTAGATGGCATCAAAGGAAAGTTCGTGTTGTCATATAACGATTGTGGGTATATAAGAGAGTTGTACAAAGATTATATAATAATAGAAGTGGATAGATTGCATAATTTAGTGCAAAAAGAAGTAAAACCCCGATACCAAGAACTGATTATCAAAAATTTTTTGTAACGAAATTCGATATAAAATAACAAAATAAATGATAATGCAACGTATTATGATAGTATCTATCAGGGGCATTATTATGGTTAGGATTTATTTATCAAAGCTTCTTGGCGAAAGGCGTATGTCTCAAAGGGAATTATCAGAGTTGACTGGAATCAGACCTAATACAATTAATGAGTGGTATCATGAGATTGCGGTCAGTTTGAGAGTGGAACATATTGACCGCATATGTGAAGTGTTAGGATGTTCGGTAGATGAGTTGATAGAAGTAATACCGAACAAAAATCCGAAGACGGGAAAACATCTGATAGTTGAAGAGCATGGAAACCGGAAGACAGAGAGGGGGCAGTGACTAAAATCACTCCCCTTTTTCTGTGCATAAATCGGGAAATATTTCCCGAAAGTTTTTGACATTTATTTTGAAAATTTATGACAAAAATTTTGAGCGGCTACAGTGGGAGAACCAAACCGGATTTATGTGCTGATACCGGGAAAGGAGGACGCTGCCCTTGCCTGATACCTCAAAG